GTCTTGCAGTTCCAGCACAAGGTAAGGTCATCATTTAATGAAGGACATGAGCGAATACTTCAAATACGTTGAAAACAAAGACCAGAAATGGACAGGTATTGGACTGACTGAAAAGGCAGGAAAGTACCAAGGTGTTGTATATCGCTATGGTAAAGTAGATGTTTCAGAGGACAAAGAAAATGAAAATGCTACTTTACATTTTGAATGGGATATGTTAGATTCTAATGACTTACCAAAAGACTTTTTTGGTGACGATTTTTTTGAACTTGCTGGAGACATTCTTCAGTATATTATTATGGAACAACTAGACGAGGGCAGTTTACAATATGTCGATGCAGACGATAGAGAGAACCACACTAACTAATCTGATTTGGGATGAGGATTACGCAAGGAAAGTAATCCCATTTATCAAACCAGAATATTACGCAGACAAGAATGAACGTGTAATCTTTGAAGAGATTACGAAGTTCACTGAAAAGTACAATGCAATTCCGACACAGGAAGCTCTCACTATCGAACTCGACAACCGAAAGGATGTCAATGATGATGAATATAAAAAGATTGTGGACATTATTGGTTCACTTAATAAAACAGATGTTGACACTCAATGGTTACTCGACACCACAGAAAAGTTCTGTAAGGACAAAGCCATCTACAATGCGGTTGTTGAAGGAATAGGAATTATTGATGGAAAGGATAAGGAGAGAACACCAGAAGCAATCCCATCCATTCTATCTGAGGCACTTGCAGTATCATTCGATACTAATATTGGTCACGACTATGTTGAAGATGGTTCTGAACGATTTGACTTCTATCATAAGAAAGAAGAGAAGATTGCGTTTGACCTAGACTACTTTAACAAGATTACTAAAGGTGGGTTACCACAAAAGACACTGAATATCGCACTGGCTGGAACTGGTGTTGGTAAGTCGTTGTTCATGTGTCACGTTGCGGCATCAACACTTATGCAAGGTAAGAATGTTCTATACATCACAATGGAGATGGCCGAGGAACGTATTGCAGAACGTATTGATGCGAATCTAATGAATGTTACAATGGATGACTTGCATTCTCTTCCAAAGAAGATGTTTGAAACACAGTTGTCCAAGATACAAAAAAAGACAAACGGAAAGTTGATTATTAAGGAATACCCAACTGCGTCAGCACACGTTGGACATTTCAGAAGTCTTATTAAGGAACTCGCACTAAAACGTAGTTTCAGACCAGACATTATTTTTATTGATTATCTAAATATATGTGCATCTTCAAGATTCAAAGGAAATGCAAATGTAGGTTCTTACTTCTATATCAAGTCGATTGCAGAAGAACTAAGAGGACTTGCAGTGGAAAGTAATGTACCTATCATGTCTGCAACACAGACAACAAGAACAGGTTTTACTTCCACGGATGTTGGACTAGAAGACACTTCAGAAAGTTTTGGTTTGCCTGCAACGGCCGACCTAATGTTTGCACTAATCTCGACAGAGGAACTAGAAGACCTTAATCAGATTGTTGTTAAACAGTTGAAGAACCGATACAATGACCCTACTATGAATAAACGATTTGTATTGGGAATAGACAGAGCAAAGATGCGTCTGTATGATTGTGAACAGGAAGCACAGGAAGACTTAGTTGATAGTGGACAAGATGGAAATGTATTCGATAACACACCGTTTGCTGGAAAGAGCAAAGGATATGAAAAATTCTCTGACCTCAAGGTATAGGAAGAAGGAACAAGTAAAGTACTTCACCGACATAAACCTTGAGACAAAACTATGGGAAGTCATTGAACTTCCAACACGAAGAGTCGTGCAAAATTTTCAATTTGAAGAAGATGCATCTAGGGTTTGTTATTCATTGAACAAGAATAAACCGTTTGGTGAGAACCCTATGCCTGCCTTTTTGACTGTTAAGGGTTAATTTTTTTTATAAACCACTTGACTTTCTGTCCAAAACGCATATCATATAAATAATATTAACATTTATATGGAGTAATTGAGATGTATTCACTGAAACAATACATAACTGAAGCGTTAAAGGCAGAAGATTATGAAGCGGCTATTGTCATGGGTTGGTATGAACTTCATGACAGAGAACTTGATAATAAGTCTGGTATTTCAACTAAAACAGTTGAAACAATAAAAAAGAATCCACTTGCACTAGATGCCGGTAGGAAAATTGCCAAGTACATTCTTGACAACAATTCTGGTCTGGCAGGCTCAGATGCAGAACAATATGGTCGTGCATCTACAAAACTAACAAAGTTTTGGACTTCCCACGGTGCATCAAACAAAACACCAAAAACAGATATACTGATTGGTAATATGAGATTTTCTCTGAAAATCGGTATGGCACAATTGATGTCTGGTGGTAAGGCTGAAAGTACTGCAACTTTCTATGCCGCATTGAAAAATGTAAATAATTCTCTAACCAAAACACCAGAGTTTCAAAAAACCACTCAAATATTGGAATCATTTGTAGAGGCCTCCCTTGCACCAACTCAACTTAGACCGTTGATTAAGTCTGGTGAAAATCCTGTTGTGAATGCAGGCGAAGCGGCACACAAAGAATGCATGACTGCGATGGGCGCCTTATTTGAAACTAGTAGAGAATTTAAAATCGCATTCGCAAGAGAAGCAATGTCTGGATTTGAAAAATTTGGTGAGAACGGTGATGCGGCCGCAGAGTATATGTTAGTTGCATCTCACGATGGTAGTAAGGTTGCAATTCACAGTGTTTATGATGATTCATATTGTGAAAAGATTGCAGATAAAATGAAACTGCAAGCAAGATTTAAAACATCATCTCGCAAGTTGAAGGGGAAGAAAACTGGTGAATACAATTATTGGTCAGTCATTTCACTTATTGTAGATGCGATGGATGAAGAACTATTGAACCATGATGGTGAAATCTTGAATGAATTTGCATTCTTAGGTAAGGTATCAAAGAAAATTAAAGGTTTCTTTTCTAGGGTTTGGAAGAAGGCATCGTCCTTCTTCAAATCCAGCACCAGTAAAATGTTAAGGTTTTTGGGTGTAGAACCAGACGTATCAAATCTTAGGGAGATTACTTTTGATTAGTTTGATGGAAAACAAAGCAGGTAAGAATCTGCACCTAGAACACATCGAAGATGAGATACTTAACTTTGGTGTGCCTGGCGGTAGAGCCGCAATCAACTTCATGCGTTCACTAAGAGATATGTTCTCTGGTGCAAGTCGTAGTTCAGTAAACATGACTGTGAAGTGGGATGGTGCGCCTGCGATATTCGCTGGTATTGACCCAGAGGATAATAAGTTTTTCGTTGCAAAGAAATCAGTATTCAACGTAGAACCAAAACTCTATAAGACAGAGGAAGAGATTGATGCTGATTTATCTGGAAATCTTAATTCTAAATTTAAGATTGCACTCAAGGAATTTTCTAAGTTGGGTATTACAGGGGTACTGCAAGGTGACCTCATGTTTACAGACGATGTTGAAAAGACAACCATTGACGGCACAAAGTATTATACTTTTCAACCTAATACTATTGTATATGCTGTTCCAACAGATAGTGACCTTGGTAAAGTAATCAACGGTGCAAAGATTGGTGTCGTATGGCATACAACATATACTGGTTCTGCACTGCAAGATATGAAAGCATCATTCGGTGCAAACATTAGTAAACTAACAAAGACCTCATCTGTATGGATGGATGATGCAACTTACAAAGATGCGTCTGGTACTGCCACATTTACATCTGCTGAGAATGCAACTGTAACTGGTCACTTATCAAACGCTGGTAAGGCCTTCCATCAAATCAACTCTGCAAAACTATCTAAGTTCCTTAGATTACAGAATTCACTGACAGGTAAACTGGTTGGTGCATCTCTCAAGACTTACAACAACTCAAAGGTTCGTAAGGGCGAGGCAATCAAGAATCCAAAACAACACGCCGCTGGGTATATTACTTGGGTTGAAAATCATTTTGCAAAAGAGGTTGACAAGGTAAAGACTGAGAAGAGTAAAGATGTTCTGAGAACAAAAGGTAAGGAATACGCAAGAGAATTTAAGAAAGACTTATCAAACTTAGAAGCGGTTATTGCGTTCCAATCACATCTAGTAAATGCAAAGATGGGGATTGTGAAAAAACTAAATAGTGTAAAGGGTTTAACCGATACCTTTATTAAAACTAGTAATGGATTTAAAGTGACTAACCCAGAGGGGTATGTTGCAATTGATAGGGTATCTGGTGACGCTGTGAAGTTAGTCGATAGAATGGAATTTAGTTTCAATAACTTTACTGCAATAAAGGCATGGGATAAATGAGAACTTTTAAAGAATTATTTGAGGACGAAATCGAAGAAAAGGCTACGCCTGCTCAGATTATGCAGAATCGCAGAAAGATGAGTAGACGCATGAAGATTCTTGCAAAGAAATCATCTGTGAAGATGAAGAAACAGAGAGCAAGAGTAAGACGCCGTGACCCAGAAGCGTTACGGGCGATTGCAAAAAGACAGGCCAAACAAATGGTCATCAAACGTAGTTTAGGCCCAGACGTAAACTACAAAGAACTCCCCATGCAAAAACGAATTCAGATTGACCAGAAGATTGTCGCCAAGAAACGTAAAGTGATTGATAAGATTTCACAGAAACTTCTTAGGAAACTGAAGGCTGGTGAAGGCGAAAGAATTAAACAGAACAAGGCCGCAATGGCGGGCCAAGATGCTGTGGGGGATTAGGATGAAGACTTTTAAAGAAGCAAGAGGTGACACCGCAGTATTTACATTTGGTAGATTTAATCCACCAACAACTGGTCACGAAAAACTTATAGATGCACTCGCAAGGGAACAGGGTAAGAACCCTGGCGCTCCTATGTATGTGTATCCATCACATTCACAGAACCCAAAGAAAGACCCTCTTCCACATAATAAGAAGGTCGCATACATGAAAAAGATGTTCTCAAAATATAAGAAGAACATCAAAGTAAGTCGTGCAAGAAACGTATTCGATATCGCAGTTGAACTTCATAACAAAGGTCATAGGGCGATTGTAATGGTTGTTGGTTCTGATAGAGTTGATGAGTTCGACAACCTACTTAACAAATATAACGGTGTAGACGGTAGACACGGTTACTACGGATTCGATGAGATTAAGGTAGTATCTGCTGGTGAACGTGACCCAGACGCAGAAGGTGTAGAAGGAATGTCTGCATCTAAAATGCGTGCCGCTGCACAATCGGATGACTTTGAACAATTTAAACTTGGTCTTCCGAAGGGATTTAGGGATGGTGAAAAACTGTTCAAAGATGTTCGTACTTTTATGGGCATCAAAGAAGAATATAACCTTACACTAGAAGAACTGAATCGTGACCTCTATATTCGTGGAGAGATTTGGAATGTCGGTGATGTTGTGAAAACAACTGACGGTGACGAAGGTACAATTATTCGTAAAGGTACAAACTATGTTGTGTTTGAGGACTTGAGAAGAGTGTGGTTACACAACCTTGAGGAAGTCAAACAAGACAAGGATATCAAAGATAGAGAAGGTACACAACCAGCAAAGTATTATGCGAAGGATGCCGATGGTGACGAAATGTCAAAGTCAACCAAACAGGCAAGAGCAAGACACTTTGCAAAAGGTAAGTCGGGCCCTGCGCCAGGCGATGCAGATGCAGATACCAAACCATCGAAACATACAAAGAAGTTTAAACAGATGTATGGTGAGGGTAGTGATGAAGCAACAATGTTGAAACTCACAACCAAAGCAATGAAGATGATGCCTGGTTCGCCTGCACAGAAGAAAGTAATTAAACAGTTAAACGTCTATCGTAAGAAACTTGGTCTTGAACCACTTGCAGAAGAAAACCCATGTTGGGATACTCACAAACAAGTTGGTATGAAAAAGAAGGGTGACAAGATGGTGCCGAACTGTGTACCAAAGGAAGAAGTAATTATTGAAGCGGAGATGAAATGTCCGCCTGCAACTCAAGACGTTGCAATGAATACAAAGAATAGAAACTCGACAATTGAAAACCATATGTACGGGCCTCTGAATGTGGATGAGCCTGGTGACTACTGGAAAAAGATTGCAGACAAGTGGGATACAACAGAAGACGCTGCAAAGAAATCTAAGTGTGCAAACTGTGTTGCATTTGATGTTTCACCACGCATGGAAGATTGTATGCCGGGCCCGACTAGTGATGATGATGGTCACTTGGGGTATTGTTGGATGCATCATTTCAAATGTCATTCTGCAAGAACTTGTGATACATGGGCAAAGGGTGGGCCTATCAAAGATGACAAGATTTCGTATGAGTGGCAAGACAGAGCAAACATGAGTGAGAGAAAACTCTCTGATGGTGAGAAGGATAAACTCAAAGATTACGAAAAAGAGATTTCAAAGAAAGATTTTATTGACAGGTATGGTAAAGAAGAAGGTGAATCTATCTACTATGCAACTCTGACCAAGATGGCAAAACAGCACGCTGAAGAAGTTATCGCAGAAAGAAAAAGAGCAACTAGACAGGATAAGAATTTACCAAACCTTAGAATTGCAACTGGTAAATCTGCTGTGTTTGCAAAAGACAGACAGGTTGCACAAAGTAAACGTGATGCACTAAGAAAAGGAACACCACTTGCCGCACAATCTGATGTCGAACAAATTGATGAGAAGATTGCTGCTCTGGTCAAGAAGGCAGAGAAGTCTGGAATGCCTTATGGTATTCTGAAGAAAGTATATGACAGAGGTATGGCCGCATACAAAACTGGACATAGACCAGGCGCCACTCCACAACAATGGGCACTTGCAAGAGTGAACTCATTTACTACAAAGAGTAAAGGTACTTGGGGTAAAGCAGACGCAGACCTCGCTGCAAAGGTTAGAGGTGAAACATATGAGATTGGTAAGGATTATGCAGACCACACTCGTAAGGTAACGCCAGGCCAAGCAACAAAGGAATCTGTTGAGGAATGGTATCTAGATGAAGACACCAGAGGAAAGTATCAAGAGAGATACGGAGATGATTGGTTCATCAAACTGACAGAAACATATGACAAGATGTTATCAAAACTTTCTTGTTGTGATGATTGTGCAGAAGGTCATTTGATTGAAGATAACCAATATCGTGTTGGTTCAGAAAAGTATTACGAGTTTTTCCAAGAAAAAAGACAAGCATATCGTAAAGGTGAATTAGAACTTTCTGGTTTCGATAAGGAACTTATGGAAGGTGACATTGGTAAGTTTGCATGGTACAAGGGTGAACCTGTTCCACTAGACTGTCCAATGATGGAAGCGAAGTACGATGGACAAGATGTTGAACTAAATAAACCTAAGAAGGGTGGTTCTAAGAAGTATTATGTATACGTCAAAGACCCATCAACTGGAAATGTCAAGAAAGTATCATGGGGCGATACAACAGGATTGAAAGTCAAACTGGATGACCCAGAGGCCAGAAAATCATTCGCCGCAAGACACGATTGTGAAAACAAGAAAGACAAAACCAGTGCTGGTTACTGGGCGTGTAACTTACCAAGATACGCAAAACAACTAGGTCTTAGTGGTGGGGGTAACTTCTTTTGGTAAAACCATACACTCAAACTTATGACAACGGTTTCATAATAAGAGAATTTTTAGATGATGTAGATGATGGAGAACTAGTTTGGCACAGAGACAAACAGACTAGAGAAGTGACAGTTCTAGAAGGTACAGGTTGGAGTTTACAACTTGACAATAAGTTACCAAAACAACTAGAACGAGGTAAACTATACAAGATACCCAAAATGGAGTATCACAGATTAATAAAAGGCACAGGGAAACTTGTGGTAAAAATATGGGAAGAAACAAATGAGTAGATATACAAAGACCATGAGTGAAGTCCTTGCCGAGATGTCAGAGGGCTTCTCCAAGAAAGAAATTAAAATGGCAATCGGTGTTGCATCTGACCCACGTTACAAAGGTGGAAATTATACTGGTGCATTTAAAGCGATTGAGAAAATCAAAAAAGGACTTGCATCACATCCACAGGTCGCTGCAGTTTTGAAAAGACAAAACGAAGATATTCAAGAGAGTGGTCATGATGATGTTGCGTCTGCAAAGAACCAAGTAAAGGTCGCCATGTCTGCATTACAGAAAATGGAAACAGAACTTGGTAAACTGAAGGACGAAGATTCACTTCCTACATGGTGGACAAACAAGGTTGCGGTTTCAGTTGACAAACTGGACGGAATGGCAGATTACCTTGACACACAGGTAGAAGAAGTTGAACTTGATGAAAAGAGAGAACCTTTTGCAGTAATTGACACTGCCGATGGTGACAAGGTTGTTGGAACTGCGTCTGATGAGAAAGGTGCAAAGTCAATCATCACAAGTGCAGAACTTCCACCTATGAAAATCAAAGACAAGAAGACTTTGAAGATTGTTAAGGTCAAGAAGAAACAAGATATTGGTTATCCTTTGAAAGAAGAAGATGAACTTGATGAAGGTAAGATGAAGGGCCTTGCAACAATGGCACAGGAACTTGATATTGACTCAAAAGATGTTGATAAGTTAAAACAACTGATGGTCATTTATACAAGAGCTATGAAACTACCTTCTGGTTCACCAAAAGCAGATGCATTCAAAAGAGAAATTGCAAAATTAAGAAAAGACCTCAATATGGAAGGTATTGAAGTTGAAGACCTTGATGCTGTGGTGGTTGAATCTTGGGAACTTGATGAGATGAAAATGGATGACCCAAAACTTCTGAAGATTTTTGACAAACTGAAGAAGGGTTCAACTGTAAAGATTAAGATTGATTCTTCCATTAGTAAAGGTAAGGATTACAGAGAATTTACTGTGACTGCAAAGAACATTGTGGGTAAAGGTAAAAGATACGAACAG